ATGAAAGAATACAAATTTGTGTGAATCACTTACCAACATAATAAATGGGCTCTAGGGGGAGTTGCAACTCCCCCATAGGCCTTTAGTCATTCTTATCAGTCGTTTTTCATAATCCAATAAATGACGCCAACGGTGATTAAACCAACTAATCCCGAGCTACCTAGTGATGCAACTAGGCCTGAAATGTTACCGATTACATCCATCGGCACGAATACTACGTTGTCCCCAAATAGGACCTGTAGTATGATTGATAGCCCTACTAGGGATAGAGCGACACTTGATAGGCCGCCGATCCAGGACTTAATTGTTGAAACTACTGCTTCTCCAGCCATTGGTAAATTACCTCCTGTGGTTGGTTTATGTTATCCTATCCCACATCTCCTTTTGGGTGATGTATTCTAGGTTGGGAGTGTCATTCCACTCCTCGATTACGCGGTTAATCTTATCATCTGATTTATGGTCAGAAGGATTAACTTTGTAATACTTTATGTTAGGGAATTTATCAAATACTAACTTATGATGATATATCCAATAGTCTGGCGATATTTCTTTGCCATCTTCATGGACATAACAGTCTGTTCCCTTATACACATTGTTTACATTTTTTGTTTGTGAATATAAATCCATACCGACAAGATAAACCTCATCAGCATTTTCAAATTGTGACGCAAATAGACTACATAAAGTCCCGGCACTGAATCCATAATCAGTATTGCCAGGCAAGGACTCGGTCTTTATCACCTTGTCCTCTGCAGCGACCCAAGTTACCCATAGGCCTGCTGCTTTATCGTCTAATATTAACTCTACGTTATGTGGATTTATGTCCAGGCCCGCTTCACGGGCTTCAGTGAAATATTGTTCTCGGAGTTCTCTGATGCGGTCTAAATCTTGACCACTCAGTACAAACTCATTCCAACCTTCTTCTCTGGGACTTTCATGGATGTAGGACTCTAAGTCAATTATGTCCTCTGTTGAGATGTGAGATGGCCTCACTACTAAATCGTAAGCTTCCTCCGGTAACCGTGACCAATCTCTAAAATATACTACGTTGTCGAAGCAGTAGCCACTACGATAGATTTCATGGGACATTGCTATGTCTACACATACCAACCTATCAGGTGTCCAATCTCGATAAATGGCGTTACATCCCCAAACGGTTGAATACTTCTGCAACTCGTTTAAATCTACTCCGAGACGGGATTCGCCGTTACCAAGACAGACAGCTATTCTGCTCTTATTATTTATCAAAATTTGACTCTCAAAACCGGGCTTTAAACCTTAACCACACGGCATAATTAGGATCATCACGGTAACTCATTGTCTCGTTATCCATCTGAGCATAACCATTTACTATGTGCATAGGTATCTCAGCATCAAACTCTAAATGACTTTTCTTTGTCATCTCCCATGACTTAGTGTAAGACGCAGCCATCATCAACATGGGTGAGTAGTACACATCATCTTGGTCGTCTATTCTATCATAGGCGAGGGTCACACTGAACCCAGACTGGCTATAGTTTAACGATGGTAGTAGTGTGGAATCGTTGTTTAAATAGCCCAGACTGAGCTCAGGTGACCAGTAATATCTCATATTAGGTATGCCTAATTCTCCATCTTCATTCGGTATGAACTGGAAGGCAAAACTATTCATAAAACAGTTGTCTCGTCCAGCACAAGGGTCTACTTCTACATAAGGTATATCTGTATTGACATTGGGTTTCTTATGAGCAGATTTACTTAGTGTTAAAACAGCCTTTTGTAAGTTTACAAGGCCCCAACCATATGTAGCATCAACACCTTTAGGTCCTAAGTCTGTCGCTGTAGTCAAAACTACATTCTTTGTACCAGCGGGGTTATGTCTCAACGCTGGAAATCTATCTTGTAACTCGGCCACTACGCCAGTTACATAAGGGGCAGCAAACGATGTGCCGCTCACGTGCATATAACCATTACCACCAATAGCAACTGGTGCCTTGACAGCAACTCCAGGCGCCACGACCCAATGATACTTGTTACCATGTCCTGGTATGTTAGACCAAGGGGCACGCTTGTTATTCTTATCTACGGCGCCAACCAGTATTACATTAGATCCAAGAGGTGCCGGGGGCACAACTCTACCATTATTACCAGCGGCATTAACAAAGAGCACATCTTGGTTAGCGTTCCATAAGTTTATCTGGTCTTGATGGATAACACCACTAGGGTCACCATAACTCTGATTGAATACAGTCACACCTTTATGTGTCTTAGCAAACCAGACCGCACTCTGTTCAACAGTCATACCACCACCGTCTACCATATCACCTATCCAGTAGCCCTGCCAGGGATCATTGGGGTGATAGAATAGGTCAAAAGTGACCAACTCGGCGTTAGGGGAAACACCTGTTGTCTTACCTGCTATTACACCAGCAACTGCTGTGCCGTGGTGTGATAGGTATGTATCACCAAACTGTGGCAACCAATAACTCTCACACGACTTAAATTCTGTGTGATTACACCATACAGGTGAATCTAAAACTCCCACTTTCGTGGCATTTGATACCAAAGGCATCATCACCAACAACATCATAATCAACTTCTTCATATTACTTCTCCAAATTTTTAAAAAATAAACTATCCCATGATACTGGAAACTTCTCTTTAGCAAGGTCGTGTATCTTCCACGCCGTCCTACGAGTTTCCTCTTGAGTATCACCTTTACATCTTAAACCACAAACACGAGCGAACGCAAACAAACTGCCTGTCCAATACCATTCGGTGTATGTGTTCTGTGGCAAGACCATTCTTGCCTGTTCTGGCGCAACACCAGCATCTAACATTCTCTGATAAGTTATTAGTGCTAACTCACACACTTTGTTTACTGCCGAACCTACTCGTTCATCACGACCTAACCATTCTATTCTCTCATCACCCGACCCCTGTTTCTTATCAGTAGGTCTACTTCTCCAAGTATTTGGAAAATAAAACTCTGGTTCATCTTCAACATATCGGCGAGACACTTCATTCCATACTAGACCTACTTGGTGCTTAACTAACTGACGAGCAACAAAGATAGGTGCCTTGATGTGATATGATAGTGTACAGTGCCCGAACGGTGTCCAGTGTCCATGTTTAGCAAGATAACGAATAAGTTTCTTATCACCATCACTTAGTTCAAAGATACCTTGACTTGGTATGTTCTTAGCCCATTGACCTTCCTTATTGAACGAGACCCTTGCCGCATTGACTACGGACAAGTCTGTACCCATTGAGTCCACTAGTGTTACTTCAGTCATCGCGGTACAAGTCTTGGTCCTTAAACGCATCATACTGATAGCCTTCATGGTCTTTCTTCTGTGCCATTATAATATCATGTCCTTCATTGTAATCTGGTTGTGGTTTCCACTCTCTATTATACTCATACTCATTAATCTTTTCTACACCAAAAGTATGTTCGCCTAACGATTCAGTCTCACGGGCAGCTTCGGCATCAGTATCTATCAATGTATCCAACGCTGCCATTTTAGTATATGCATCTATCACATAGACCCTTTTGACTATCTCTGCTGTTGTAATAATCCACTTAGCCATTGATAGTCTCCACAATATGTTTCATTATCTTATAGGGGTCAGCATTACTTGCGGGTCGTCTATCTTCTAAGTATCCAACCCAACCATTGTTGACTGTGACTACAGGTATTCTAATAGAAGCACCACGGTCACTCACACCATAAGAAAACTTTTTGATGTTCTGTGTTTCATGTTTGCCAGTCAATCGTTTCTCATTATCACTACCATAAACTCCCACAGCAGTTGTATGTTCAGACCCTAGCACTTTACACATCGCTTCAAAGATATGTTGACCACCTGTAGTTCTCATCTGTTGGTTAGAAAAGTTCGTGTGCATACCAGAACCATTCCAGTCACCCTTCTGAGGTTTCGGATGAAAATTGATAGAGACACCATGCTTCTCAGCAATCTTACATAGTATGTAGCGAGACATCCACAAGTCATCACCCGCTTTAATGCCGGCACCTAACACTTGATACTCCCACTGACCTAAAGCTACCTCAGCGTTCGTTCCAGTGATGCCTATGTTGGCATTCATACACGCTTCGGTGTGTCTGTCTACTATCTCACGACCTATTACAATACCTTCACCAACACCACAACAGTAATCCCCTTGTGGCCGTGGTTTATTCTTACCTTCTGGCCAACCTAATGGTCGTCCATCTTTGTACATGAAATACTCTTGCTCAAAACCAAACCACCATTCATTACTTACCAAGTTCATACAATGTGTTCTGGTGTTAGATGGATGTGGTTCGTGGTCAGCATTCAACACTTCACACATTACATAAGTACCTTCTAATCCAGGTTGTGTTCGTGTTGCATCTGCTCGAATACGGTCTATGGTGTGATACTCTGATACGGGTCTCAACAAACAATCAGACTTACTACCTGTTGCCTGTTGTGTAGATGAACCATCAAATGCCCACTCATCAGCATAGTCATCTATCTTTACTTTACTTCTCAATGACTGTGTAGGTCGGTAACCATCAAGCCAAACATATTCAAATTTTTTCATGTTCCTGCCTCTTTGACCCACACCCAATAATTTTCTTCGTTGGGCCAATATTCATTTTCCTCACGATACCATTCCCAGTCACCTTCACCATTCTCGGCTAACCAACCACCCATACTATCGTGCATTATTACTTTCACAACGACCTTTTTATCGGTCTTTGTGTTTTTTAGGACAACTTGTTGTCCCCGTCTGTAGACAATACCTGACTTACCTAGCTTCTTCGGTATCATATTGACTACGACTCAATTCTGTCCGCCAATTACGACCGCGGTATTTCTTTTGGTTGTAACGAACAGATAATTCGTCAGACAACTGTTGTAATTTCTTCAGACAAATATCATTTGCCCACCGTTGGAGCTCAGCATTATCATATTCCAACTTATGAATTCTCAACTCAGACTGTTCAAGTTTATAAGACAAGTGAGCAATACGCCTCTTTGCCTCGTCAATGTACGACTCTTTTTGTACTGGTTCGCTCATTAGAAATCCTCCTGTACTTTATTTAATGTTATCATTCTATATCGTCTGACATCTATTTTTAAGAATGGTTCATAGTCAGCAAGTAACTTACTCAACTTAGGCCAAATAAAATTCTCTGATATCTCTTTATCAAACCTGTTTCTATACTCTACTATTCTTTGTAGTATCACCAGTGTCTCTAAACTTATCTTCTTACCGAGAAACTGCTTCACTAATATGGGATGTTTTCCGTCATCACATTGGAATATTATATCAAAAGTTTTGGCTTTTGTCAAGAGTTTTTCAATATCATTTTCATAAACATACTGTAGACTCTGTGTTACCTTCTTATGTTCCTTCCAAGACTTCTGGTCAAAGTCACCAATCCATTCTTTGCCTCTAATGAAGTTGGCGAGATAGTAGTCTAGTATCTGTGGATCAGATAGTTTATCGCTCAGTTTAGCAAACTTGAACTTATCCTTTCTCTTTTCAAAAGACTGTGCTGTAGCAGATACTTTACCATTATACTTGTGAAAATCATATGCTCCACTAAAATGGAGTTTCATCGCAAGGTAGTTCTGATATGCTTCGTATGATGTCATCAAACTCAAAATAACGAACTCGTCTTAGGTAGATAGTTTAGGGCCTCAGCATCATACTGTAACTTCTCACGCATCGTTTTATCAATCCATCGTGTGATAGTATGCGCCTCTAACTGATTCTGTTCGCAGTAATAAATTACCGCTTCTAAGTGAGTTAGTCGTTTAGTTTGGACTAAGTCCTCTACTATCGCAGAGAACCTTTTAGGTGTGATTTTTGTTGCCATAATATTGTAAAATGATGTGCCTATCCCGTTTCGGCAACATCAAACTCTGTGGCGGCTGTCTGGCGCCGGGACCGCGAGTATTATATATTTCATAAGAATAAGTGGGCCCGTTGGATATCAAGGCGGTGCCCATGCCCCGACAAGACTTAAGCCGCTAAGGCATAATCTTGAAAGTAGTAGTCGTCATTCGCGTCTACATTATGTGTCAGAATCCTCATCTAAAATTTCAATTCGCCTCGTCGAAACCAAGTCACCCCCTTTAATTCTTTCGGGTGGTAACGGTCCCCACATACCTAGTCGGGACCACTCTGATGGTGTGTAGTAATATCCATTATTAGTTTTTACACCGTGGACATTTCTACCACACAGAGATTTGGTGGAGGTGGCGGGGGTCGAACCCGCGTCCGAAACGCCTACTCTCTTAGCGTCAACAGTTTCCTTCACGTTTTATTTATTCAGATTTACCGCCGAAAGTAATGCTCACTGAAAATCCAGCAGTTAAATCACCACGTTCCCAATCATCATCAAACGGGATAGTTACATTAGGTCGTACAGAAACATTATCTGTAAGGGCCAGAGTATAACCAGCATCAATATCCATAGATGTAAAACCAAAGTCATCTAAATCCCAATAAGTTGTGGCGCTTCCATCTAGTCCAAATGCTTCAAAACCACTGCCTAAAGAGGCGTCAAAACTTGAGTCATCAATGTTCCAATCCATACCAGCATCAACACTGACACCCCATACAGATACTGCCGTATCAAATCCAAGCTCATGCTCATCATCTGAAGTATAGTCATAAGAAGCACTACCACTAATTCCTGCTATTGTAGTTCCATACTTTAAACCAATCTGACTTGTATCACTCGTTGATAAGGTCAACCCACCAGCGGACACAGACAGTTTATCACCATCTTGATCCAGACCAATAGTCCAACCATCATTAGCAATGGTCAAATCGCTCATAAAATCTACATCCAATGCAAATGCTGTCATTGGAAACAAACATAGCAAAGCTATTAAAAACTTCTTCATTTTTTACAATCTCCTTTGTGTTGTGTATAAACTACACTTTCGTTGTGTGTTAGAGACACACTGTTATCTTATTTATCTAACCAAGAATCCTAAACGAGGGTTAGCCAACTGACCGTCGGCATCATCGTAGGACTCTATCCAACTAAAACCTTGTTCCAGATACAGGTCTATAACTACTTCTTCATCACGCCAGACGGGAATCATCTCCTCATAATCGTTCCCATCTCCTGGGTCTTTCCCATGCTTCGCTATCATACATTAAGCTGCTGCGAGCATTTCATCCACATTATCATAAAACTCATTCATCATTTCATCGAGTTGGGGAAGATAGTCTGATACCTTCTTCTTAAATACTTCTACTTCACCCTGCTCATCAACCATTACAATCGCTAAGTCATCAATCTGGTCACCTGTGTAGTCACTGTACATAGAAGCATATGCGGCACACTGGACATAATAGTCCTCGTTCCATTCTTCACGCTTCATCGTTGCAGCAGTTTTCCAGTCCACTACTGTGGGAACACCATCAAAGATAGATATCAAGTCACAACGACCTGCTACTTTGTAACGAGCTGAATACATACTTTGTTCCATTAGAAAGATATCACCGACACTTTCTTCAATCAACTTTTTGACTGAAAGAAACATTGCCCACGCAAGTAAGTGTCTGGACTTATGGTCGTTCTCTAACTTATCTTCAAACTTTATCTCACGCATTGTTAGAAAATCTTCCACTATGTTGTGGAAGGCAGTGCCACGATTTGCTCCCTTACGAGCAATCTTATTGGCTTCGTGTTCGCCAACCCTATCTCGCCACTCTTGGAGTCCTTTCTGTTTACCAGGTCTCTTACCTAATACACTGGTAATAGATGGATACTTATCACCACTAGGAACTTCATACCAACGCATCCCTAGCGCATTACTTGTTGTGAGTTCAGGCCACACTGGACCATCATAAATCATTTCTCTCATAATATAAATCTCTGTTATGTTTCTTGGCGTATGCCAGCATTGCGCTTAGCAATCAAATAGCTTCTAGCGAAGCCACTTCTAACGATGTCACCAATGCCAAATTGGATGACCTCAACTTCTTCCATTTCATCAACGATGCCCTGGAAATTATAGTACCCATGCTTATCTCTCTCATGGATATCGGCTTGCCCTTCGTCTCCAGCATACATTATCTTAGAGTCCTGACCTATTCTTGTTGTAATAGTATCAAGTTCCTGGAATGTCATATTCTGGCACTCATCCGCAATGACTACACTACGGTCAAAGGTCATACCTCTCAAAAATGAGGTACTCACAAACTCTATCGTTCCCTGTGATGTAAGGTTATCATACAAAAGGTCAAACTCTTGTTCACTGGGCATTTCAAAGAGATACCTTACGAGGTATCTGTATGAATTCTGATAGAGCATACTCTTTTCGGCAAGGTCTCCAGGCAGATAGCCTATTTCCCTTGACGGCAATAAAGACCTCACAATTACTATTTGTTCGTATGGGGTCTCTTTATCCAACACTTCTTTCAATGCTAGATATAACAG